GTCGTTGTAAGAAACTTTAAAACAGGGTTGAAAAAACGCCTTTGCGTTTTAACTTAAACGCCTTTACGTTTTAGGTAAAACGCAAGGGCGTTTTACTTTAAATGCACTTGCGTTTGAAAGTAAACGCTTAGGCGTTTTTGATACGGGCATCAGAACGAATTGTGTAAGATAGAACGGCGGAAAAAATATTGTTGCGGTTTGTTTATCAGCGAGTTAAACGAAAACGGGGTTTCATGGAAACGCAAAACGAAATGTGACATTGCTTTACAAACGCTTTACGTCTAAACGGCCTAAACGCGGGCTTTAAATACGTATTTGTTACATCACCCTATAAATATCACCTAAACGGGGCTGAAATAGGCTGTAAAGGCTTATTTTGGCCTTTTTTATGCCTGTTTAGGCGTTTAGAAATCTGTTTAAGTACCCATTTAGACGGGAAAAACAAGCGGTTTCAGAATCTCTTTCTTAAATGTTAAAAAAGGGGTTGGGGATACCTTTGGGGATACCAGTTGGGGATACCCTTTTTTATTTATTTTACGCGCAAAATAAAAAGTTGGGGATACCTTTTTAACTGGTTTTAAGTCGTGTATTTGGTAGGAGATTGCCTTTTGTGTGTGCTATTAATGCGTTTTAATCTATATTTTGATATAGATAGTATTATATATTTTCGCATTGATTATGCTGTAAAATTAATGTAAGTTGCTGATTTATAGTGTTTATTTTAATGATAATACGTATTTTTACGGTGAAAACGTGTGTGTGCGTGTGGAAATGATGCAGAATAGCATAATAAGGATAGTGCGGAAGAGCTCCCGGGTAAGCTGCTTCAGATTCCGGTTCGAGTCCGGGTTCTGCCCCAATACTTTGTGATTTTTTTTTATAGGTATTAGGTTTAAAGTGAACGCTCCCGGTGAAAGTCCGGGAGCTTAAATTTCAGGAGTATGGAGAAAATTATTCAAGCTATTTTAGATGAACACTTGGAAGTAGCCAGACTTCGTGATGCTATGGATACATTGTTAGTCTTGCTTAATAGTGACCAACAAATTAATCCATTTTTACCTGATCCTCACTCTGAAGTCTTAACAGCTATTTATACAAGCGTAATAAAACTAAAGAAAGAGAATAAAGAAATGGCTGAAAAATTAGCTAATTTAAATCAATAGCCTGCTCCTTTTTCCGATTGGATTTACTTTCATCATCCCAAATCAATGTAATAATAGGAATATTATTGACAGGTCCACATAGCTGACATTGTATCTTAATTTCATCACCAGGGTTTAACATAGGGTATGGGAATTTCCCAAAATCAAATACAATAAACCCATTTTTATCATTAAGGTTGTTGTATTCAATACGTATATTATTAGCTGTGCTTTTCCCTATGTTCTGTATTATTAAGCATTTTCTTTCTTTATCTCGAAAAGCCCTTAAATTAGCTTGTAATGATTCTTCCTTTTCTTTTTTGTTTTTATCTATCGTATATTGGTTGATAACCATCTGCTGGTCGTCAATTTTCTTTTTTGTTCTAAAATAGGTATATATGCTACCAAGAATGGCAGCTATAGATAAAATATCTGATACTCCTATTTCCATATTGTTATTTCTTATAATAAACGAATTCTCCTCCAGCTTCACCGGAATCAAGGTGCATCACATTATCACTGAATGTTCCGCGCATGGTAAGTCCTTCTGTGCTTAGTGAAACATTATTTCCGTCAACTGAATAAGAACCCGATGCCGATTCGCTTGAATCAAAATCACCATCAAGATCTGTGTCAGACTGCATTTTGATATTGAATGAAGTTCCCTGGAAGGTAAGAGTCCATTTCAGATACACGATTTCCCCATATTTTTCTGTCGATTCCCAGGTAGTACCTGACAGCACTGTAGTTTCTTCATCATCAGAACAGCTTGTAATAAACATTGGCAAAATCATTGCCAGAATTAATAATAGTTTTTTCATACGTAATAAAGTGTTTAATAGAAAAAAGCCTCTGCGTTTATCCGCAGAGGTATATTTTTTATTCTGTTTCAGATTTTTCTTCAAACTCTACATTTATAGCTGTATTGTCCCACTTGTTCATTTTCTGGGTTCCTAAGTCAATCAAGAATCCGGGCCAAAAAAGGATATTCCACAAACAAGCATTATTAAATGTAGATTCAAGCATCATAGGTGATGGTTTGTATCCTTCTTTTTTTGCAATCAGTGTTTTGTCCTCACGTTTTTTCTTTATTCTAATAGTAGTAACCTGATCAGAGCCTATCTCTCCCAATTTTATATTAGTGCTTGCATCGTAGATTTTTGTTCCTTCAGGTCCGGTGAATGTAATGGCTTGTTTAGAACTGCTGAACAGCGTGCAACATGATGAGAACGAAACTGCTGCGACTAATAATAAGATTATTTTTTTCATTTTGTTATAATGTTTAGTAGTTAAAAGAACTTCCTGATACTTCCCAAAACAGCATATACTTTTAGAATCATGCTGATGGGGATTTCCTGTTCACAAAACTCCTCGCTTTTATTAGAAGGAATAAGCCGTACATAACCTTCTTTCTGGCTTAACCTGACTCTTTTCACGGTGCGGTATTCAGCCGTAACGATGCCGTATATTTCTCCTGCAGGAAGATATTGGATAGGTGTCGTTACTTCGCGTAAGGCGATAATGTCACCATTGCTTATCTCCGGCTCCATTGAGTGTCCGGTAAGGTTGCACCATACTACTCCTTCCTGATTGTAGGGAGGATAATTGATATAGAAATCAGGATTTCGTGTCTGATCATTCACAATCACATCAAAACCACCTATAAAATCTACATTAAAGTAGGGGGCCCCTTCGTAGATTTGGTTCACGGATGGAAGTTCGTCTTCTTTTTTGTCCTCTGAGCGGAGCATGTTTCCTTCTCCGAGAAGAAGCCAGTCTGGTGATAAATTAGGATATTGGGTCAATATTTTGACTATTTTATCAGAGCCAAGTTCACTTTTCTTTGCGTCTCCTTTAAAGTTTGACGCAGAGACTCCTATAAGACTGAAGAAATCAGCCTGTTTTATCCCTATTTCTTTTATAAAAATCAAAATTCTGTCTTTTGAAGTCATAATTTTGGCTATTTAATTTGTTTTGGTCAAAATATTGTCTACTTTTGCAAAGTATTCCAATAGGAACACGCCCTAAAGGTACAAAATAAAGACTATAAAACAATAGAATTATGGCAGAAACAAGAAAACTCATTAAAGCAAGCGGTGAACTTCAGGAGGAAATCGCCGCAAAACTGAAAGTAACAACCCGTTCTGTTCGTTCGGCTTTGGCATACGATACCAATAGCCCTACAGCAAGACTTATTCGTTCGTATGCCTTGAATCATGGAGCAAAGCTCTATGAGCTGAAGGAAATGGAAAATCCGTATGCGGAAGTTATTCAACTGTAATTTACAACCAACTGCATAAGTGATGAATCCTTGCCATTCCCAGTTCGAGAGAATAGGGATGGCTCAAAACCAAAACATAGAATCATGAAGAAATATACTGTATGTGTGGATTACATCAATTTGGATGGAACCACAGAAAGAATAAGAGAATTTGATTACGAGACAGAGTATAAAGCTGAAAAGATGAAAGAGAAATGCAGAAAATATTATTACCCGCAAAAAGAGTCTTTTAAGGTCTACACTAAAATCATAGAATCATGAAACGAATCAATACTACTACATGCTATCTGCTGCTGATACTGGCAGCAGCCATACTGAACCGACTGACAGATGGAACAATGAACTTGATTATAACCGTTACCCTTTGCCTGTCACTTATACCTGCAGCAATACGTTTGGACAGAGAGGATAAGAGAGCACAGAAAAAGGAATGAATCACACACGGCTTGCAGAACTTAGTAAGGTGGCTGCCGTCCGGGTTCAAGTCCCGGAGCCGGACTACAATCTTAACGAATTAATCATGGAAATGTACGGAAACACATTATGCGTCAGCTTTACGGAGCTTGTGGGGAGCGGACTTATCAGCCAGCCCACCTATAAGAAATACATTCGTGAAGGCAAGCTTACCCTCCTCCAGCGGGGAGGTAACGGACGCGAGGCCCTGATTGCCTACCGCTCCATGCCGGAACGGCTCCGTGCAGCATACGATGACACATTCAAGAATGCATACGAGGAAATGAAACAGCGTGAGCAGGAAAAGTACATCAACACACAGATTCGGTTCGATGCCGAAGCGGTACGGTTCTTCAAGGAATTTGAGCCGCGTATCGAACCTTCCAGACAGCTGGAATACATCCTGAACGCCCAGGTGATGAACGAGATGGTGCGTACGGAGAAGGCACGCAGTGTGGAACATGCCAAAGGAGGTTTTGCCCGTCGTGCGGAAACATGGAGCAGCGTGCAGATTTGCTGTGAGCGTCTTCGCGAAATCACAGGCCACACACTGCCGAAAAATCCGGCCCGTCTGCGAGAGAAGTTCAACGCTTACAAGCGTGAGGGATACGTGGTGCTGGTTAGCGGTAACCTGGGAAACAGTGCCGCACGCCGAATCGGAAAGGCTGAAGGTGCTCTTCTGCTGAAGCTTCGCCGAAGCAAGTTCCCTGTCTACACCGATATGCAGCTCTTTGAGGAATACAACCGTCAGGCGGTGCTTCGCGGACTAAAGACTATCAAGAGTCCTACTACGATGCACAGTTACTTGAACGATCCGGCGGTAATGGTTTGGTGGTTTTCTGCTGTTCACGGCGAAAGGGAATTCAAGAACAAGTATATGCCAACCTTCGACACGGTAATGCCGTCCATGCCTAACTCGCTGTGGTATTCAGACGGTACGAAGATAAACCTTTACTACCGTGCATACGATGACAGGCAGAAGCGATGGGTGGCACGAACCACGGATGTGTACGAGGTGATGGATGCCTGCACGGAACTGTTCCTCGGCTACTTTATCGGTGACGGCGAAAACTTCTACAACCAGTACATGGCGTACCGGATGGCACTCCAGACATGGAAGGTAAAGCCTTACGAGATAGTGACCGATAACCAGGGAGGACACAAAAAGCTGGCTTCGCAGGGATTCTTCAAGAAACTCTGTCATCTTCACAAAACCACGATGCCGCACAACGGCCAGTCCAAATCCATCGAGTCCGCTTTCGGACGGTTCCAGCAGCAGGTTCTTCACAAGCTTTACAACTTCACCGGTCAGAACATTACGGCCAGGAAGCTTTCAAGCCGTGTGAACATTGACCTGGTAATGGCGAACATTGACCAGCTTCCCACGCTGGAGGAACTGAAACAGCAATATGCCGACTGCCGCGAAGAATGGAATTCGATGCAGCATCCTACCAGCCCAACCGGCATGACACGAAGGGAAATGTACACCGCGATAGAGAATCCGCAGGCACAGCCGCTTGATGACTATGAGGCACACGAAATCTTCATGCTGTTCTCTCAGGCTCCGGTTCAATACACCAAGGAAGGTTTCATCTTCCGCATGAACAAGCAGGAATACAGCTACATGGTGTATGGCGATGACGGACTGGTAGATATGAACTTCCACCTTCAGAACGTGGGCCGTCAGTTCCTCTACCGCTACGATCCGGAAGACATGACCCGCATTGAACTCTGGGCGGTGACTGACACGGGTGCCAAGTATGCGGCCATCGCCACACCGAAAGTCACTATCCATCGTGCCACTCAGGAACGCACCGAAGAAGAAAACGCTTATCTGTTTGCACAGCTGGATGCCAACCGCCGCACACGTGCAGCCATGCACATCGCCCAGGAGGAACTGTTTATGGAAGAAGCCATGGGCGAAGCATACACAAAGCTTCGTTTGCCGCGTCCGGTGGCTGTGAGCGAAAAGCAGCTTGACGGATACCGCGAAGAAATGAAGCGTGGCACACTGGAAGCTCCGGTACCGATGCCCGAAACGGATATTCCGGAAGAGCCTGTACTGGCAGATGAACCGCTGACCTTTGCCTCATCAGGAGACTGGACAAAGAAAGTATCGAACATTACGTTCGATGAACTGGACTGTTTGAACAAATGGTAAAACGACAATTAACAAACAATTAAATACCTATTAAAACAATGAAAGGATTAACAACAGAAATGAAAGAACAGGTGCGTAGCGCACTGATTGCCTACCGCTCAAATTACCCTACGTTGAACCGTGCCGCAGAAAGCTTGCAGGGCGTAAGCTCGGCCACCGTGAGCCAGCTCTGCAACGGAAAGTATGAACTGATCAGCGACGAAATGTTTATCCGTATCGCTTCGCAGATTGGCTTTGCATTTGATTCCTGGACACTGCACGAAGGGAAGACATTCAAGGAAATCACTTTTACGCTGAGCGACGCACAGGCTTACAAGAACGTGACATGGATTGTGGGTGATGCCGGATGCGGAAAGACCACAGCAGCCATTGAATACCGCCGCACGCACCGCAACGTGTTCTACATCCTCTGTTCGGAAGATATGCGACGCTCAGACTTTGTGCGTGAGATAGCCAAGCAGGTAGGCGCACCTACTGACACGACCAACCTCCGCGATATGCTGGAGAACGCCATCAGCATGATTTCTTTCCTGGGCAACCCGCTGCTGGTGTTCGATGAAGGCGATAAACTTACCGACAGCGTGTTCAACTACTTTATCAGCATCTACAACCGACTGGAAGGTCATGCAGGTATTGTGTTCCTGAGCACGGACTACATCAAGCGCAGAATGGATGCCGGATTGCGGTACAACAAAAAAGGATACAAGGAAATAAACAGCCGCATCGGACGCCGTTTCTTCGATGTGTCTCCCACGGAAGAGAATGACATCTACGCCATCTGCCAGGCCAACAACCTGACCGACCGTGCCGATATAGAAGAGGTACTGAAGGATGCCAAGCGAAGCGACAACGACCTTCGCCGCGTGAAACGATGTATCCACCGTCAGAAACGTATCATTGAAGCCAAAAGAGTGAATAATGAAAAATTAAAAATGAAAAACGGAGGAGATACGGATGAATAAGGAAGAAAATACACCGCCCCCACAGAAAAAGAAGTTCACTTTCGACCGCAATGCGAAGGGGGTTCGTGAACTTTTATCCATGAAGTTTGATGTGATGGATTTCAAAGGTCCCTGGTATGATGCTTTCGGCACTCCTGAACGCCGGGGAGTATGGATAATCTGGGGAAACTCCGGAAGCGGAAAGACCAGTTTTGCCCTCCAGCTCTGCAAGTATTTGTGTCGTTTTGGGCGCGTGGCATACGACAGCATGGAGGAAGGTGCCTGCCGCACCATGCAGGATGCCATCCGGCGTACAGGCATGATGGACGTAAACAAGAAGTTCCTGCTGATTGACAACGAGAATATGGAAGAACTCAGCATACGCCTCCGGAGACAGAAAAGCCCCGACATCGTGGTCATCGACTCCTTCCAGTACACCCGCATGACTTACCGCCAGTACATCGACTTCAAGGAGCGGCACAAACGGAAGCTGCTCATCTTCATCAGCCATGCCGAAGGCCAGTTGCCAAACGGACGCGCAGCCAAAGGGGTGATGTACGATGCCTCGCTGAAAATATACGTGGAAGGCTTCAGGGCATTTTCAAAGGGACGCTTTATCGGTCCCGTAGGGCATTACGACATCGTGCCGGAGAAAGCCCGGCAATATCACGGAGAAGAATAATCTTTTAATGAAGAATGAATAATGAAAAATCAAGGATTAGCAATGAAAGACCGACCCATTACACCTCAGCAGGTGAAGGCACTGCAAGCCCAATTCCATAAGATGGGTTTTTCCGATGAAGACCGTCACGGGTTTATCAGTCAGTTCACTTCTGGTCGCACCGACAGCACTGCCGGACTGACGAAGGAAGAAGCAGGGTTGTTGCTCACCCGATTCAACCGTGAGGAAGCCGACCGACTACGCAAACAGGCACGTGCCCTGGTGAAACAGATATTTTCCCTGTCGTTCCGTATTTCCTGCCTTAACAAGAACTATACGAACGACACGGAAGCAGACTTTGAGATGAACAAAGCGAAGATTAACCAGTTCTGCCGTACACGCAGCAAGTTCCGCAAGAACCTTACTGAAATGTCGATGGAAGAGCTGAAGGAAGTAAAAAGACAATTTGAGGCAATGGCCAGAAAGGAGGAATGATATGAGAAAGCAATCAGAAATAAACCGTGCCATCGAGCACTTGAAGGCTTGCAACGATAATGTGAGCCGAATACAGTTGGAAGTGCTGGAAATGAAGCGTAGCGAATCATGGGTATTCAACCGGTATGTGCGCGACGTTCCGGAAGACGAACGCAACGAAACTCTTTTCTATGCCGCACGCGATGCAGCCCAGTTCCTTGCAGGAAAGATTGGTATCAGTTCCATCTGTCCGGATCTGGAAGACGAACCCGAAGAAGAGGAAGAGCAGGAGGAAACAATTACACTGAGCCTTTCGGAGTACAAAAAGCTTCTTCTTCGCCTGGATAGAGTGGAACGCAGGTTAGGCCTGAGAGTGGGCGATGTGGCCCCGGCACCACGTAAAGACATTTCGGAAGCCCCCGATGAACTAATAGGTCAGGCCGATGCGTGCCGCATGATTGGGTGCGCAAAGACCACCATCAAGCAATGGGCCAACAAAGGACTCATTACCCGCTATCAGAAAGGATACAACGTGTACTACAGCAGACGTGAGTTGCTCGGAAGCTCTGTTGTGAAAGATTATAAAGACAGCAAGAAAAAAGATTAAGCTATGGAACATACAATCGAACAAATTCAGAATGACATTATGAACCGCATGCAGCAGTTTGATTTCGGCGACCGTGTAACGATACTCCGTGAACTGGAAAACTTCTGCGGACAGCAGGCAGACGAAGCCATGAAAATGGAATACGACATGGCGGCAATGGAAGACGAATTAACCGACAATTACTAATCATTTAAACAATCATTAAAAACCGATTAATTATGGCAAAAAGAACCAAGAAAACAGTAATCAGCGGAGTAAGCCGCGAACAGTACGAACAGGCATTTGCCGAGTTTGCAATGGCCGACGCAAAGGCCCAGTCATTGACCGCAAAAATGGACCAGGAAATGACAAAGATCCGTGAGAAGTACGCCGACCAGCTGGCCGAGCTGAACGAAACGAAAGACCGCACCTTTGAGGTGATGCAGACCTACGCCACCGAAAACAAGGATACGCTGTTCGCTAAGAAGAAGAGTCTGGAATCGGCACACGGTATCATCGGATTCCGAACCGGAAATCCGAAACTGAAAAACCGGAAAGGCTTTACATGGGCAGCTGTGACGAACCTTTGCAAAGAGTTTCTTCCTGATTATATCCGCACCACGGAGGAACTTGCAAAAGACAAGCTGCTTGCCGACCGTGACGTACCGGAAGTTGCAGAACAGTTTGCCAACATCGGCGTAGAGGTGGTGCAGGATGAATCTTTCTACGTAGAACCAAAGAAGGAAAGCGATGCGGTCCAGACGGCCTAAATACACGTATGAACGCCGTGGTCCTCTTTGGATTGTGTATCGCAATGAATACACCCAGTCCACATGTGAAGGCACTCCCATAGCGGAGTGTCATTCACCGGAGGAAGCACGAGACAAGGTTTACCAATTAAATGGATGGAAGAAAAACAACCATGGCAGAACTAACCTTTAATTCACCAATCCGGCGCGACAAGTGGCCGCGCTGGATGATCAAGCTTCACGAATATCTTACCCGAATATATGACAGACCTATTCCGGAAGTCGATTATGACGATTACGACCGGCTCAGACGGATAATATTTGAAAAGATAGTCATACTCCGGAAAGGGATGATACTGAATAGGACTTCGATATTCGTGTACATCGTAAAAGGAGACAGCGGATATGGAGTTGTTATCCTTCGAAACAACAAAGTAGCAATAACCTATTACCTGGAATAATGAACAATCGCACACAAATTATCTTGTTCACCGCATTTTCCATCATCATCGGGCCGCTGATTATTCTGGGATTCATCCTGAAACTTGCAGGAAGAATGCTCGATATACTTGGCTGGCTCTGTTGGATGGAACCACGCATGGCGAGGAAAGGATGGGATGAACTCGTACATAAAATCAAAGAATCATGGAGCACAAATTAGGAGAAACGTTCACCTGGAACGGACATGCTCTCGAAGTAGTCGAGGTGAAAGACCCGGAAGACCCTTGCAGCGGATGCTATTTTTTTGAGCATGGCATAAGCTGCTACGGGAACGGACTTGAATGTATGGACGATTCAAGAAGAGACCACACTAACGTAATATTTAAACAATCAACAAAAACAGAAGAATTATGATGCACAACTGGTTTACATGCAAAATCCGTTACGAAAAGACAATGGAAAACGGAATGAACAAGAAAGTAACAGAACCCTATCTGGTAGACGCTCTCAGTTTTACCGAAGCAGAATCGCGTATTATCGAAGAAATTACACCTTTTATCAGTGGTGAGTTCGAGGTGTCTGGAGTTGCAAAAGCTAATTACAATGAATTGTTCCCAAGTGAAGAAGAGTCTGCCGACCGCTGGTTCAAATGTAAACTCTGGTTTATCACACTGGATGAAAAGAGTGGAGCAGAAAAGCGTACTGCATTCAACGTACTGGTACAAGCTTCCGACCTTCGCGACGCCATCAAGAAGCTGGACGAAGGAATGAAAGATACTCTGGCCGATTACGTGATAGCTTCCGTAGCCGAAACAGCCATCATGGACGTGTATCCATACGAAGCAGACCCTGATGTGAAACCTGAATTTAATGATGCAGACAGAAGATGAAAACAGAAAAGACCTATATCCATCGCCGCGTATGCCTCTGCCGCCAGTGCGGAGGAACCGGCACAGTGACAGTGTATGCAGAAAAAGATTTTCAGCATCAGTACCCCGAACATAAAGTGTGTCCGCAATGCCAGGGCAGCGGGCGCATCTGGCTCAGCGGAACAGTAATCAAGCAGATTGAACCCTATGCAGAACCAGAACCTTAATCTGTTCAAGCCTCGCAGGGTGGCTGCGAAGATTCATTACAGCGCAATCAATCAGTTTATGTTTGTATGGATCAAGCACAGCCGCCCATGCGACCTGAAGGTGCAGCGTTCGAAGCAGAACCCGGAATACCTGGGCATCTGCTTCGATGTGGAAAACAACGACACAATCGACATGATGTGTGATTTAAAAACAAGTCTGAAAATTGAGATTATTGATTTATGAAAGAATATATGAGACAAATACCGTTTACGGTAGATATGGCGAAAAAAATCCACGGAGGTCTGATAAAAGGAGAAATAAAAACCCGTGAAGGAGGAAACGTAAGAGGATTGATTTTCAATGTAAATAATGAAAAATGGCCATTATGCGCAGTTGTAACAAAGAATAACGGGAAAGAAATAGTCCTATCATTTAATTTAGACGGTTCTGCTCTTCCTTACATGGATACATCTGTTTTTGACCTTACATTGTATGTGGAAAATGAAAACCGAAAGAAAGTATACATCTCTCTCCCAATTACAGGTATGGAAATGGAGAAAGTAGTGTCAAAGGCAAATGATAGAAAAAAGCTATTATCTTTTAAAGGGTTCGATCCGGTAATCCCGTTCGACGTATCACCAGATTCCAACGCATCTTATGCGGAACACATGGGGCGAGACATTCAGGCTCTCTTGGAATGCGATGCAGTCTATTTCTGTCGTGGATGGCAAGGCAGCAAAGGATGTCAGGCAGAATACGAAGTAGCGAAGATTTACGGGAAACAAATGGTTTTTGAATAATATGAGCGAAATAGAACAAATAATGGATTTCATCGACCAGGTTCTTTCAGACTTTACCAATGAAGGAGCGATGGAAGTTCTGGAAGATGTGAAGAGTGAGATAGACATTAGAATCGAATCATGCGAAGAAAGTACGTACACAGTAACAAGTGAGTAATTATGAACTCAAACGATCAAGAAAAATTATGTAAAAACGGATATGTCATTCTCAGAAGAATGGACAACCCATTACCTCATATAAAGTACAAGAGTAAGTCAAATCCAAGGTCATGGAAAAAATATGATGGTAATTACCAAAGTAAGGCTTACCGTGATAGGATAATGACAGAATTGCTTAAAAATGAAAACTACATTGAAGACTAACAAAAAATCCCCGACACCGCCAAACCGGATGCCGGGGATTTCTGTCAATTATCAATTGATAAAGGCAAAACTACGGCAGGAAAATGAGGATGCGTTGAGCAAGTCGTGCCACAGTGTGAAAAGATGCATGAATATGCTGATTTGTGTGTGTTTTTTCGTATTTTTGCGGAAAGTCAGTAGGGTAATATGGTCAGGAAAAGTCGTCAGAAAATAGTGGGAATGAGCTATGCTTTCCGCGTGCAGGATATTGTGCGGATTTACGATGAGCATGCACGCAGCGGACTTTCCAACCGGGAGATTCTACGCCGCTATATCTGGCCGAAATACCGTATCTGCGAAAAGACTTTCTACAACATTATCAACGCCAGTGCCGATCCGCGCGTGACGGAACGCATCGCCCAGGCAGAGCGGCAACTGACGCTTTTCGGTTAACAGGTCTGTGTGGCCTGGCAGGTGAAATCGCTTATATCTTCTATCAGTTCCTCGTGGTTATGGTTGGTGCTGCTTCCCGTGCGGCGGGTCATGCAGACAGATTCATTCCGGACAGAGAGGAAGAAATTGAACAGGTGCGCGTCAATCTTATCCAGCAAATCAAAGCGTGCCAGCGATTCCTCCTGAAACATGCTTCCGTCCCTTGCGCTTCCTTTCCATTTGGTGACCACATGCAGCCGGAACGGTACGTCTGCCTGCTGGACGGTTCCGCTTAACGTGCGCCACTGCACGGGCCGGAATTCGATGAACACTGCCGGGGTGTCAAACGGCTCTTCCTGTTCGATAAACTCCACCTGCTCGTTCCACAGGTCAATGTGCCGGATAAGCGGCTGTCCGCCGTCGTCTTTCAATTCTTTCAGTGCTCCGGTCAGTCCGAGATAAAGCATACGTCTCATAGTGAGTCAAAGTTTTTAGCGTTATTGTAAAAGATTTCTTTCAGCAGTTTTTCCAGGTCGGGATGGTTTCCGATGAACTGGCGTTTTGGTATGGTGATTTTACTTCCAGCCTTTTTCATGGCCATGGCACGATAGAACTCCGCTTCGGCGGTAAGCGCACGGTTCCGCTTGTTGTTGCGCGGTGCGCCGTTTTTCTTCCGTTGCAGGTTGTTACTGAATCCGTCGGCAGCCTTTCCTCCGGTTACGGTCTGATAGCGGTACCAGAAGTATTTCTTCATCTTGCGGGTTACGGTGATAGTGCCGCCTTCGTTGTGTATCCGGGCATACGGCTCAGTCGTTTCTATTACCACACTGTCACGGTCGGTTACCCGCCCCGTGATGCTACGGCGCAGGTTTCCGGTGCGGATGAGCAGTCCCCGGCTCTTGTCGTCGTTAAATTTGCGGCGTGCCCACTTCTCATTGAAGAAGGCTTCGCGTTCAAAGTTCCGGTCAAACTCATCCAAAGCTTCTGTCCGTATGTCTTTCAGTGTCTCCCTTACCAGCAGGTTGATACGCCGCTGGAGGTCGTTTGTTATTTTTTTGCTTTCATTCATCAGATAAAGATTCTATCAATTCCTTTTCACGTTCAGAAAGAGAAAACCGGATAGTTTGTTTTTCCTTTTCAATACATTCGGCTTTTTTATTTTCTATGTCTGTGATGTATGCGTATTCTTTTTCGGTTTTAATGAGTTGTGCTATCCTGTTCGAGCAGAGGAATCCACTACCGTATATTGATTTTTTTGTGTGAATCTGGTCATCCAGCCTTCTTGTGTATGAAAGTTCAGCATGTGGTATGACAATGTCTTTTCCTCCTTTCAGCAATGAGGCAATAACAGACGTGGTAATCAAATTGTCAGGATAAGCATACTTGGGATTTTTCAACTTTTTCGTTTGCTTATTTTGAACTTGAATTATACGTTCTCTAAGAGAAGATGCGCACATAATTCCACATCCTGAAAATGAGGGTATGTTAGTGACAAAATCGGTTGAAACTGTCGCGCCGTTTTCATACATGATATTGGCATTGGTAACAATGTATGTATGTTCAGGAGAATATGCTTCAAACAGTGTGAGATGCGGAGCAAACAGAAAGAATCTTATTCCTTTATCCTGAAACCATCTCTTTATATTCGCCAAAATAGAGAATGGAGGATTGTCTACCACCACGCATCCGTCCGGATAATCTGCTGCCTGATAATCTGCACCAGGCCAGAACGGGCGTACTATTTTCTGAGTGTTGTCTATATGTCCATTGTCTATAAGCCATCCTATTACTTCGTCATAAATGTAAGAAGGTGTGTAGCAATCATCTGTTGTTTTTTTAGGTTTGAATTTTTCAACAAATCCTTCGTAATTGTTGAACTTCGTCTCTTTTTTTGTCGTTGTCTTATTATTATCCATTATGCATTGTTTTTTAATGAATTAATCGTATATTTGCAAAAGAGAGAGTGACTCGAGGTACTGGGTTGGATTGCAGATCCTTCACTAAAGGCTTCAGTCGCTCTCTTTTCTTTTTTTCAGTTTCTCCACGATGGAATAAAACTGGCATCTTCCGTCCACCAGTTCCCGGATTACGGCAAATGAATCTTCATCGGCTATGCGGATGCGCAGGTAATGATATTTCATGACCATGGGATTCCCTTTTTCATCCGGACGTTCCAAAACGTGTTCGGCATCTTTCAGCAGATTAATCAGATTATAGACTGCTTCATTCTTTGCCCTTACAAATTTGTGAGGCTGGTTCAATGCTTCCTTGATACCGTTTGAGGTAAATTCCACAGGGTTTTGTATTCCCTGCACCAGCACGGTTTTACCGACCAGATTCTCTTTAGCCCACTGTCGGGCAGCTTTACGCTGTTCATGCAACCGCTCTTTTCCGGCTCGTATTTCCTGTAGCAGCCTGCATGCCCGGCACACCTCATTGTCCGGAATGTCGGCGGCCAGCTTCATCTTGTCGGGGCGATAGTTGCACTGGTTGCATTTGCGCAGGGTGTAGCCGTTGTATGCCGGGAAGGTTGTCATCCGCTTACCGGGGTTGAACATGAACATTTCCTGATACTTTCCGGCGGTAGCCTGACTGCCCAGGTTCATGGCTTCCTGTTCGTCGCTCAGGGGGTATTTCTCCTTGCGTACCTGTACCACGGTACAGCGGCAGTTCCAACCGTTAGGCGGGAAATATTTGTCCCAGAACGGACTTTCTATGGGCAGGGTGATGTTGTGCAGCATCCGGTGGGTACGACGTACACGCTTGTCTCCCACGGTGCGGTATTGCAGGTAGTAGCGGTCGCCGTCCTGTTCGAACTGCTTCCAGCGTGCGGCCATCAGTGCGGATGCCTGGGCAAAGTTGTATTCTGTTCGCAGATACTGCACGTTGTAGGCATCATATACCTTTTGAACATCATTTAAGAACTGATTAAACGGCTTGCGGTTTCCTTCCTCATCCAGCAGGGAGGGGAAAGCCTCGTTCAGTTCATGGAAGGTCTTGATGCCGCTGAACACGTAGTTCGATTCCTTCAGGCGTTGCACCGATATGTCATCCAGAGGTACTTCCTTCAGGGCGGTATCTACCGCTCCGTCCAGCACGTCGGAATGGGTGCGGATGAAACGCTGCACCTCTTCGGCGGTCAGGCTTTCGGGAGATACTTCTGCCTGCTGATAGAGCCATCCCATGAGCAGCATCCATCCGGCTTCCAGGGTGGGGAACTCCATGGCTTCTTCCGTTTCTTCTTCTTCCTCAGCCGCCAGTTTCAGGATGTCGGCGTACCGCTGATGCAGCCCCTTATAATCTTCGGGGCTTAGTCGAAAAAAGGGTGTTCCCCTTCCGGCAATGCCAGCTTCTGCTCTTCCTTTCCGGACTTCTGTTGTGAAGTTTTCTTCATATCCGGAACCGTGATGGAGGAAGTGTCTTTCTTCCTCTTCAGCGGGATGTTGTATTTGTCTACAAAGTATTTCGGCTCCACTTCGTAATGCTCCAGCAGCAGACGCTCGTAGGCCACCTGCTGTTCGGGGGTATAGTCTACCGACTCATCCCACGCGAAGCGAAAGCCCTTCAGCGGGAATCCGTGACGGATCATGCGGGGAATGAGCTGCCAGTTCACCAGGTCACGGATGAGGTCGGCATCCTTCTGAATCAGGTTTTCCAGCATCTTGCGGTGTACCTCGCTCTGTGAAAGGCTGGCCCCGTCTTCCATGGTCATCGTGACGGTAAGGATTCCTTTCGACAGTTCCGAGTTACAGCGGTCGATACGTTTGTCGTACACATTGAACGCATCGGCACGGGTGCTTTCCTTCAGGTCGATGGTCGTTCCTTCGGGGAACAGTCCGTAGGATGCTGCTCCCATGTCGCGCAGCATCCGCTCGATACGGTCGTATTCCTTCTGATCGCGGCTGGTAGTGGTAGCCACACGGAGCGGCATGCCGAAGATTTCGCCGAACATGTCCCAAAACGAGCACATGTTCTTTTTCGGGATGGTCTGCTGGGCGCATTTCAGATACAGGCCCAGATTATGCGTACCGCCTGCCTCGATGCACCAGTCGGTCATTTCGCTGTTCCGGTAGTCATAACCCACCTGCCAGGTGTCGTTTTCGTGGGTGATGATGACACCGTATTCAGGAATGACGTGTGTACGCGGAATCAGGCTGACCCGGTTGTAGGCCATCCGTCCGTCCACTTCCACCACGTCGCCCAGTTCAATGAGTGAGTGGCCGTAGTAATTGCTTTCCAGCGCCAGCCGCAGGAATTCCTTGAACCAGGGAGCTTCCAGCAGTTCCGTCAGTTCCGGATTCTCCACGCCCTTCACGTCGCAGAGCTTGAAACTCTTGTTCAGCACGAATCCCATTCGCTGCTGCACGCATCCGGTCAGGTGCAGGTCGGCATCCACATCGGTATAGAGGTTCAGCAGACGTGTACGGTTCGGGTTGTCCACGTTGATGGCCATCTGCCATGCACGCCTCCAGTCGGCCAGATCGCGTCGTGTCAGTGCTTCGGTGAGCAACTGGAGCTTGATGCTCATTTCCTTGATGCGCCGTCTTTCGGCGGCATTCATCCGGTTGAGATATTCTATTTTCGGTTTCTTTGCCATAATCGTTACCAGATATAGTTGTTACGTTTGTCGGAACCGTAGCGTATGCCGGCACCGGTCTGTTCTCCTTCCTCGCCCGTGGGTTGCAGCTCGGGCAGGTTCATGACCGCCTTTCCCGCCTGCACTTTCTCCAGGTAGGCGATGGCGTTTTCAAACTGTTCCTTCCGGATTTCATATCCCATCTTCTGCGGCAGGCTGAGCACCATGAAGTAGAGTGCCAGGTCGGCCACCAGCCCCACGAGGTCAATGTTTCTATCTTCTCCCTCGGCAGTGAAGGCCGCTTGCATGTCATAGCGTCCGTCCAGGTAGCTGGATATCCGGTCCATGGCACGTCGTTCGGCCAGCAGGCGGTTATCGCTTGTAGCCTGCTGGATGATTCTCAGTGCATCGGCACTGACCTGTATGTAGTCTTGTTCGGTGATAAACATAGTTACCATGAGTTTTTAGGAGGTCGCCGCACGCCCAGCCGGGGAGTGAACGAAGCCTCACGGGTTTGTTTCTGTAATTTATAGATAGCACCCTCGCAGGCATCGGGAAAGTCGTCGTGTGCCCGGCTGCCCTGTTCGAAGGCCAGCGTCTGGTCGATTCCGGCACGGAGGTCGGGGTCTTCCTTCAGCTTCTCGTTATAAAAGAAGTATCCACGTTCCCACAGCGGACTGACGGCTTCCACACGGGCGAACTTGTCGGGCTTCTTCCGTTTGTCCGGCATGATAGGAAGCTGGTAACCTCGTGCGTCTCCTTCTCGCTGGAATTCATCGAGGATGGTATCCTGCATGAAGTTGGCTTCCATGTAGATGCTGACTGCCGCATCTTCCGGCAGTGACTCGTAGACATCGTAGAGCCAGCGAACCATTTCGCCCACGCTGCACTGGCGGCAGAAGGCACGCAGCAGATGCAGTTCCCGGTGTGAGGCGGTTTTCAATCCGCGCCTGGGACGGCCTATCATGGCGGCAGCCTTGTAGTCGTTCTTTCCGGAGGATTTCCACGAAGGGTCGATGTAGAGTACAATCTGCTCGTAATATTTCAGCTTCAGCATCCGTCTCCAGCGTATCCACCGTTCCTGGAACACGGCTCCCTCGGTGATGGGGTTGTTCATGTATTCCTTCTGGAACGAGCGGTAACCCATGAACTGCTCGCGGTCGCGCAGCTTTTCGATGGTGTAGAACTCCGGCCAGGCAGGATTCCCGTTGCGGTCGATGGCATTCACTTCGATGGTCTTCACGGTCGGCGTGTCAATGATTTTCTGCAGCACGGAGTTTTTTGCAATCAGGTTACCCACCATGATGAAACGCCCGTCCTTTCCGCCGAAGCAGCCGAACAGAGCTTCCTTTATCCAGTTGGTCATCTCACGTACACGTGCCTCACTCCGGCACATTTCATCATCGTCCAAGTCATCCACCACGATGTAGTCCGGACGCATCTCCCGGAAACGCAGACCACGGGGTGACTGGCCACGGCCTCTGGAGAAAAAGGCACACTGATCGCGTGTGACGAACTCGCCTTCCTGCCACATGCCGCTGTTGTATTGTTCGCCAAAGTCCCGGATGAGGTACTGGTTGTATTGCAGTTCTGCCTGCAAGTCTCCCAGCAGACCGTCGGCACTGTCTTCATTCTTGCCCACCAGTACCATGACATGCAGTTCGCTCCGGAACTTCAGCCAGAGCGGGATGCCGATGTCCAGGTGTACCGACTTGGCATGACCGCGCGGCCACTTGCAGACCAGACGCAGTTCCGGATGAGAGGCGATGTAGCGTGCCGCCTCGTTGTGGAATTTGGCATTCGGACACTGGCAATAATGTGGCAGGTACCGCTGGCAGAAACAGTCGTAATCCTTCAGGGCACGGGCGATGTTCCGCTTGCGTTCCGCTTCTGTCTCCACCCGTTCCTGTGAGGTCATCCGTTCTACCCGTTTGCAGTGCTCCTGCCATCGTTTCAGGGCTTCTTTCTTTTCCTGTTCCGTCATGGTCAGCCTCCTTTCTGGGCGAAGAGTTCATTCAGGTAATCGTTGTGCAGCTGGTTTACGAGCTGGAACAGTTCGTTGGTCAGCTGGGGATATTCATCCCGGTGTGCGGCCAGCCAGTTCTCAAAGTCAATCATCGTGTCGATACGGTCTACCACGCTGGCCTTCTTCTCCAGCTTTTCGATGGCGGTGGCCGTCTTGATTAGCTTGTCGCCCAGGCTGGCCAGCATATCCTCATTTCCCGGCTCGTTCGCCTTGTCGAGCAGGGAGTTGATGGAAGACAGCAGCTTGTTCACCAGTTCCGGACGGGTGATGCTGCGTGCCGCCTTCATCTCTTTCCAGCCGAGGGTATTAATCCACCGGCTGAGCGTCTGACGGCTCACTTCCACTTTCTGAAGAATCTCTTCCTGCGAAAGTCCGCTCATGTAGAGCACCCGTGCCAGCTCCTGTTTTGTGTCGTTTTTAGCCATGTTTTACCTTGTATTTAATATTCGTTTACGACAAAGTTCATCCATTTTCGTGCATCCACGAAAAAGGGGTGCAACCGTTACAGAGAACAGTGCATCATTTACATACTTCTTTGCAACCGTTACACACTTTTTTGCCCGGACGGGAAAGGCAGAGTAAGTTTGCGTCAAACGAACGGAAAAATGGCAAAACGAATCAGAATATCGAACGAGACGCTGAACTGCTACGGCACTTGGATCCGTACCGAAGGCATCGACCTGACGCAGTTTAACCGGAATCCCGTACTGCTCTGGATGCACCAGCGGGGCGTGGTAATAGGAATGATCAAGGATATACGCGTAGCGGATGGAGAAGTGACCGGCGAACCCTGGTTTGATGAGGTACGCGAAGAATCGCGTCTGGCAAAGCAGCAATGGGAAAAGGGCACGCTACGTATGGGTTCGCCCAACTTCGAGATACTGGAAACAAGCGAAGACGCTGCCTTGCTGAAACCCGGACAAACCCGTCCTACCGTAACCCGCTGCAAGCTGATGGAATACAGCATGGTGGACATCGGCGGTAACGATGACAACATCCGGCTCTCTTACGAGGGGCGGGAAATCAGGCTGGATGCAGGAGACGGATGCGACCTGCCGCTGTTGAAAGAAAGCTTTAATGAAAACCAAACATTACAGACAATGAACGAACAACTGAAAACCATCGCCCTGATGCTGGGGCTGGCGGACACCGCCACACTGCAGGAAGTGCAGAAACAGATTAACGTATTGCTCGGCTACCAGACGGCCAACGCGACCCTGCGTACCGAAAAGGAGAAACTGGAAAAGGAACTGGACACCCTGCGGCTGGCAGGTATTACGTCGCTGGTGGAGGAAGCCGTAACTGCCGGAAAGATTGAATCCGGGAAGAAAGCCCACTTTATCGAGCTGGGAAAGAAAGTCGGCCAGGAAAGCCTGAAACTGACCTTAGAAGCCATGCACGGCACGGTAAAGCCGTCGATGGTGTTGAACCGCGATACCTCGCCGACGGCAACCGGCGACTGGAAAAAACTGAGCGAAGTTCCGGCAGAGGAACTGAAGCTGATGCGAAAGAACGACCCGCAGCAGTACCGCAAGCTGTACAAGGCAGAATACGGTGTGGACTGTCCGGAACTTAACTGATTGTTGAACACAAATTAAAACACGAACATGAGAAAAGAAATCGTAAAATTCGTAACCGGCACACTGGTGAATGTGCTGATGAGTATCGTTATCCTGGCTTGCCTTGGAATTCCGAATGCAGGATTCTGGGGACTGATTGTGGGCGTGGTGCTACCAATGGCACTGGGCAAGTTCCTGCCGAAAGGTGCCGCCCTGGAAGGTGTATATACCGAAGTGTGGACGGGTGAGCTGGTGAAGCAGCTTCGTGGGGGCATGACCGCCTCATTCCTGGACGGTGTGTCCGATTATTCGGCTGCGGTGAACAACGAAGTGGTACACCTGGTAGATGTGGGCGGCGACCCGGACGTGCTGATTAACAACACCACGTATCCCATCGCCGCACAGGAACTGGAAGACGGAGATATTGCGTTGGGCCTTGATAAGTTCCAGACCAAGAAGACTCCGGTATCGGACGACCAGCTCTTTGCCATCTCCTACGACAAGATGGGAAGCGTGATTGAGCGTCACGGCGACGCCATTACCATCGCCAAGTTCAAGAAAGCGGCTCATGCGCTGGCTCCGAACAGTAACACGGCGAAAACTCCGGTAGTGCCCACTTCCGGTGAAGATGACAACGGACGTAAGAAATGTACCCGAAAGGATATTATCGCCTTGAAACGCAAGCTGGATGCCTTGCAGGTTCCCACCGCAGGCCGACGTCTGGTGCTCTGCTCAGACCACGTGAACGACCTGCTGGAAGACGACCAGAAGTTCCGTGACCAGTATTACAACTACACTACCGGAAAGATTGCCAACATGTACGGATTCGAGGTGTACGAATTTGAGAACTGTCCGTACTTCACCAAGGAAGGCACAAAAGTTCCGTTCAAGAACTCACCTTCGGGCACCGACCATCAGGCATCCTTCTGCTTCTACACCAAGCGTGTGTTCCGTGCGCAGGGTAGCACCAAGATGTATTACCGCGACGCACAGACCAACCCGGACTACCAGCAGAACGAAGTGAACTTCCGTCACTACTACATCGTACTTCCGAAGAAGATGGAGGCTATCGGTGCCATCTACAGTTATGACGGATCTACTGCACAGACATCCGACCAGGAGGGAACGGCTGACAAGAACTGGGCTGAGACCAGACGTGAAGCTGAAACCGCTAAAATGGCCATGGCTATGTCTGATGGAGGGGAAGAAGGCGTAAGCGGACTGGAAGAAAAGTTACAGGAAGACCCTGCAGCCGGTGAGGAACTTGAAGCATAAGGAGGAATGAGTCATGAAACACTTTACAATGGGTGAACTTTGTGCCAGTACCACCGCCGACGCTCATGGAATAAAGAATACACCGCCTCTTCAGGAGGCGGGTAATCTGAAAGCCCTTGCCGACAATGTGCTTGACCCTCTTCGTGAATGGTACGGAAAACCTATTACCGTAAACTCAGGGTATCGTTGTCCGCAACTGAACCGGCTGGTAGGAGGTGCGGCAAGCAGCCAGCATCTGAAAGGAGAAGCTGCCGACATTACTGCAGGAAGCAGGGAAGAGAACCGCAAGCTCTTTGAGTACATCCGTGAGAATCTGCCTTTCGACCAGCTTATCGACGAAAAGAATTATTCCTGGGTGCATGTGTCTTACAAGCGCGACGGAAACAACAGAAAACAGACATTAAAACTTTAAAGCACAACAAAATGAAACGGATTATCTTATTTTTCAGCCTGTGCCTGATTACACTGGCTTCATTTGCGCAGACCGTACTTCCGGCTGCAGAACCTGAAACATCGTTCCTTATTGACCTTGGAAGCTTTACGGGAATCGTAGGTCTTGTATCTATGATTGTTACGCAGATTCTGAAGGTTGTTCCGGCTATTTCCGCAAGCAAGCTGGCTAAAATTTTGATTTCATGCGGTGTGGGCATGGTAGTATGTATTATTGCATGGCTGTTGCAACTCACTCCGTTACTTACAGGATATATCTGGTGGCAGGTGCTGATTTACGGACTTGCGGCCGGACTCAGCGGATGCGGATTCTATGATGTGATTAAGGCTATCGGAGCATTGTTTCAAAAAGAATAGAGCATTATGGATTGGACCCTGTTACAGTCACTCATGGATTGGCTGGCTCCTGCCGGTTGGCTTGTAACTGCCATTGCCTGGTGGCGTGACAGGAAGGTGTATCAAGTCCGTGCGGTGAAGGAAACCGAAGGCACTTACAAGACTCTATACGATGATCTGAGTGCAACGGTGTTGAAAATAAGCAAACAATTACAGAAACAAAACGAAAGAAATATTAACCATGAAACGGCTTTACGCAAATTACATACTTGCAAGTATGCTGACCGCTGTCCTGCTATCATCTGGATGCGCCAGCAGCAGAAAGGCCAGCTCGGAAACCGTCCGCTCGGACAGCCTCCGAACGAGCGTAACCGAGCAAACAACTTACGAGCCGGTCCCGAAGAGGACGGCGACCTGCTCGGTGAGTGCGGAGCAGTGGCTGAACCTGAGTAAGCTTCCTGCCGGATTCGGGCTGAGCTATCGGAATGACGGTCTGAACATAGATATAAAGTCAGACGGAGAAGGTGGCGTGAACGTCACAGCTACAGCCGACAGTATAGGAAGACAAGTTACCGTGAAGCATACTGAAACGGAGCACCGGATACGGGATGAAACTGCCAGCAATGAGGTAAAAGAAAGACGGCCCGGCTTACAACAGTGGATTGTAGGAACAATTATTGCGGTGCTGTTACTTTTTCTTATTTGGGAACTGATTAAAAAGTATTTAAACAAAAATCAAACTCTATAAATATTATGGCAGATACAAGCAACGGAATTATCTATGGAACCGCCGAGGTGAAGTTCAAACCTACCGACGGAGCGGATAAAACAATCGGTTGGCTGGATGAAAACGGGATGCAGCCTGCGGGAAACGCACCTTCATTTATGGATGTGTATGCCGCTCAGGTTACCGACGGACCGGTAGATTCTATCTTGCAGAACCCAGGATCGGATGCCTTTACCATGAATCTGATTCAGCTCAAAGCGCAGAACCTGGTAGACATCTTTGGAGGAACGGCAGAAGCTGACGGCTCATATACTCCTCCTGCCAACTTCGTGGCAACAGGCGTGCTGACCATCAAGACGCATTCCGGACACAGCTTCCGTGTATTCAACGCCCGACTGAGCCGTAACGGATGGCAGAACGGTCTGAACATGCAGAATGTATTCGCGTTTGGAATTAGGGTAGATATGCTGAAACCAGCCGACGGGAAAGAAAGACGCTGGAGAATCTATCCACCGGGTGTGGTTCCTGACACATCTGACGCAACCGCTGATGCAGAAGAGTAATGAAGGCACAAGATATTGAACTGCTGGCAGGCATCTCTCTCAGTGACGGGGGAATCAGCCTGCCGCTTCATACGGTACTTCGGAAACGTCCGTTCCGCATTACGATGAAGACACCTACCACACGCAGCCTGATACGAATCAGCAAGCGTTATCTCCGAATCGGGGTGACTCCGGAAGAATATGATGCATACGACCTGGACCAGCGTATCCGGTTTGTCTTCCTGCATGGAAAGGACATCAGCCGTATTGTGGCATACGGAATCGTGAGAGGGCCTGTACTGGGAAGAGTGCTGAACCGCCCGGTGGCCTGGATGCTCCGCGAACTGATGACACCCGACGAACTTGCATCCTCCTGGAGACAGGTGCTGAACAGTACATCTACCACGTCTTTCGGGATTATTATCGCATCGGCAGCAGCTCTGAACAAGATGCAGCCCTTAGCGAGCCGGACCGGGAGCGCAAACGACAAGAGGAGTTAAAGAAGGGACACACGGAACCTTCGCATAGCCTTTTCGGCGTAGTAGGTCAGATTGCCACGGAAACAGGATGGAGCATTGACTACATTCTGGATAAGGTAAATGTAGTTACACTTCAGCTCATGATGGCAGACATGCCTCACTGGGTTCCTCCGAAGAAACCGGACCTGAAGCAGCAGATCCGTGAAATGGAGGAACGTGAAAAACAAAGAAACAGTCGCACACAAACAACAGAAAACACCAATCAGACAAAGGGAATGAACCCGATGGAGTTCTTTACCAATTATGCGGTAAAGGACTGATTATTCATCATTATAAATTGGAATCATGGCAGTACCCGTTGAACTTGAAATCTTCATGAAAGACTTGACCAAGGCCGGATTACAGAGCGTTGGCAAGAATGTGGATGATGTGGAAAATCAGACTCTGAAACTGATATCTGCATTGAAACTGGTACGCGCCGAGCAGATTAAACAGCTTGAAGCGAACAAGCAGGCCGGAAAAAACTACACTCAGGAGGCTGCAAACGTGCAGGCTTTGACGGGCCAGATTAATGGATTGAAGGCCGGACTGAAAGACTTGCAGAAAACCAAAGAGGAGGTTGCAAAAACTCCTTCAATCGACATCGACACAGAAGCTGTTACCCGTAAGACAAACAACCTGAAGATGCAGTTCAGCCAGGTAGCAAGAGAACTTCCTTCGCTTGCCATGGGTCCGCAGATGTTTATCCTCGCTATCTCCAACAACCTTCCTATGCTGGCAGATGCCATTGCCGATGTGCGCAAGCAGAACGAACTTCTGGCCGCATCAGGACAAAAAGGTGTGCCGGTATGGAAACAGCTTGGAAAAGCATTGCTTTCCCCGCAGACAGCCTTAATCGCTCTAATTTCATTGGGAATTGTATATGGAAAGGAAATTGGTCAGTGGATAAAGAAGACACTTTCTTTTTCGGATTCACTGGAAACACTCTCAGAATCGCAGGAAAGATACCAGGAAGCCTTGAGTAAAGGGAATGCGGAAGCCCAGAACAGCATCACCCGCCTCCGTGTGCTGTATAATGCTGCGACCGATGAAGCGGAAAGTACAGAAACACGCAAGAAAGCCATCGTGGCTTTAAAAAAGGAATATCCGGATTATTTCAGCAAGATGTCTGACGAAAATATTATGCTGGGTAAGTCGGCAGATGCCTATGAACGTCTTACTGTTTCCATACTGGCAGCGTCACGTGCCCGTGCATCTATGAAGTTCCTGGATGAAAATAATGAGAAAATCATCGGTCTGGAACAGAAAATTACACAGGAGTATGTAAAAAGAGATGCCGCACAAAAGGAACTGGACAAACGGATTGAAAAGAGAAATTCTATAGATCGTGAACAGAATCCCGACCTGTATAGCGGGGCACAGATGATGGTGGGTGCTGCATCCGGACGTGTAGATGAAATTGACAAAGTAATAGCGGAATACCGGAATCAGATATACCAGTTACAGAAACACAACAAAGAAATAGAACAGGGCATTGACGTGGCTGCACTGACAACCGATTTTTCAGGAGGAAGCGGTAGAACCGGTAAAAAAGAGAAAACCGACTACGCCTCCCAGCTTGCCGATGCCCGCGTAAAAGCACAGCAGACTACAGAAAAACTCCGTCTGCAAATTATGATGGAAGGACTCGCCAAACGAAAGGCTTTGGCTAGACAGGAATATGATGAACAGCTTGTCGACATTGACAAGCAGGAACGGGATACAATCGCTAAAATGGATAAGGCACGAAAGCAGGGCGACAATATTCCACAGAGCCAGTATGATGCTGTCAGACAGAAAGCGCAGGAACAGCGAATTTTGGCACAGCAGTTATACAACGACCAGTTGCTACAGATAGATAAAGAATACAATGACAAGGTCACACAAAGCTTCATAGACTACAATAAACAATACGGCACATATCAGGAAAAGCGTCTGGCCATTGCAATGGATTACGCGCGGAAGATTGCCGCTGCGGAAACAGAAGGTGATGAATATAAAAAGAAAGCCCTTGAACAGGAAAGGAAAGAATCATTGTCTGCACTCGATTTCAGCGAACTGAAAGACAGTATAGACTGGGAAGTTGTGTTCGGTAACCTGAGTAAGGTGTCAAAGCAGGAGTTGCAGAAAGTAAAATTGCAGTTGAAACAGTTCAAGCAGTCTCCTGAATATAAAAACATGACAGTAGAACAGCAGAAGATTGTCAATGAAGCTATCAGTTCCATACAGGAAAATATCATTGAGCAGGGTGGAATACTTGGAGACTTGCCGGAACAGCTGAAAGAACTGGCATCTGCACAGAATGAACTAGAAGATGCGCAGAAGGAATATAACGATGCGCTGGCTAATGGTACAGAGGTGGAAATTGAAGCTGCACGCAAAAAGAAAACCCAGGCTACTCAGAATGTAATCAACTCGCAGTCGAACGTAAATTTGTCGGCAGAAAAGGCACAGAATAATATCTCTACCGTGATTGATTCTATCTCCAACTTAGGAGAAGCCGGAGCTAGTCTTTCCTCTTTCGGGAATTCTATCGGTACGCTTATAGATGTATTTTCAGAATCGGAACATAAGATAGGAGGAATTGTCGGCGCAATTCTGGGGCTTCTTGACCAGCTTGGTCAGAAAGGAATAATGGGAGTGGCAGACGGAATTTTGTCGAATGTATGGAATCTGGCTGGCCATATGTGGGACACAATAGGAAGTTTGTTTGGCGTAAAAGGGTTAGGCGGAATATTCTATGGTGCAGACTATTCCGGATATGAGAGCATGAAGAACCAGTACGAGGTACTGATTGACATTTGGGATTCGCTTATTTCCAAGAAACAGCAATACATTGACATCGACTACGGAATAGAAGCTCAGAAAGCAGCCGAGGAAGCAAAACAATTGGTAGACGTGCAGATTGAACGCCAGCGGCAGTTGATGGAAGCTTTGTCAGGAAGCGGTGCAAGCATCGGTAGTCACTCTCTTGGATACCGGGTAAACCGTGGAATGAGTGCGCAGGATTGGGCAAGGCTTTCGCAGCTTACTGGAGCAAATATACAGGGATTTGGTGACGTGATAAAATTGGATGAAGATGTCATAGGTAAAGTTCTTCAGGACGAAAAGTTTGTGTCGGTACTGACTGCTGTCAACTCTGAGTTTGTGACCTACATTCAGAATATAGACAAGTATAGCGAACAGTTAAAGGAAATTGCCGAACAGGAGAAGGAAGCATTTACCGGGGTAAGCTTTGATGAATTCCGTGGCAGCTTTGTTAGTATGCTGTCGGATCTGGATGCTACCAACCAGGATTTTGCAGACAATTTTGAAAAATACCTTCAGAACGCCATATTCTCTTCTCTGATTGCTGGAAAATACAAACAGCAAATTCAGGAATTATATGACACATGGGCTACAAAAGCAGAATCAGGAGGTGAACTGACCAAAGATGAAGCCGGTATATTAAGAAACAAATATCAGGATATTATTAATGATATGCTGGCAGAAAGGGAACAGATAATGAAAGATTTCGGTTGGGAATCTTCATCTGCGGATTCCGGAAGCAGCCAGTCTCCCAGCAGCGGTGCGCTGACCACCATGAGCCAGGACAGCATATCCACCTTTGAAGGAATAGGACGAAACATGCAGACGCATCTGGCAAATACTGACAAGTTCGTGCAGGAAATCCGCAACACGCAGAAGCAGGACAGCCAGACGCTGGCCACCATAGCTGGACACACTGCACATCTTGTGGAGATACACGATATTTTAAGTGATATGAAATTGAACGGAATACAGCTGAAGTAGCTTTTAATTTTTAACTATTAATTATTAACTGAAAAGTGGACCTGACAGGATTTCTTTTAATCAACGGAACAGACGCATGGACGGAATACGGTGCTTTCCTCGGTGAGACGGAAGAAGGCGGACACGTGAACATGGATGCTTTGCTTCGAATGCCCAAGGCGAAGGATATTACTACCGTCGATTTCCGAGAAAGGAATGGGGTAGAACTTCCTCAGAATCCGAACGTGAAGTTGAGCAGCATCGAACGTACATTGCAGTTCTGGCTTCGTGGAAGCTCCGCATCCGACCGACTGGACAAATACCAGCGCATGATGACGCTCATCACATCGGGTATGCTTGCAATCGCCGTGAAGAATTACCGAACCTACAATATGGTTTACCAGGATATGCCGGCAGATCCGGAATGGTACGAAAGTTACGAAGGAGACCGGTTCTATGTGCTGTTTTCACTGAAATTTTTGGAGCCGCAGCCTTCTATTTAG